TCAACTGATGGTCGCGATGAATAATGGCGGCGATTGGCCGAAAGTGCCTACCTGCCGGACCCAAAGGTCGGCTGCTCCCCACGAAGCGATCAGCGCAGCGCGCTGGCTGGCGGACAGAATCAGCCGCGGCACCTCGGTCGACCATGCGGCGAAGGGCGCGCTGACAGGCCCATAGCCGACCAGATAGGCTTCGCGCTCTTCGACCAGCGGCACGTCGACCCCGTCATCCCAACGCCACTGCCCGCGCGCGCGCCGGGTCCAGCACATTTCCCATACGCCATCAGGGGCGACATTCACAAGAGGATGGACCGGGGTAAGCGGGCGCCGGGACAGGCCAGCACTGGCAAGGCTGGCGATCACAGCTTCGGGATCGCCCGTACCGATTGCCGCGATGCGGGTCGAATCCAGCGCAGGCACTTCGGCCGGATCGAGTGCAATAAGGCTGTCATCCAGCAAGACGATGCTGGTCTGTTCCGCATGCCCGGTGGCTGCTTCGGGTTCGGTCCCAGCGCGGCCGCGCAGCAGGCCAGCCAAGCGCCAGCGCCGGTTGCCGAGCGGAATGGCGCGGGCGAACTGGATCGCCTCGCTGCCGACCATCACGCGATTGGCTCCGGTCGCGAGCCCCTCAATGTCGGTGTCGGTGAAGTCGAGATCTTCAGCGACAAGCTCGACCACGAAGCTTGCCTCAGGCTCGAACAACTGCGCTGTCGAAGGGCCCAGCGGCTCGACCAGCGTGCCGATTGTGGCCCGCACCGAACCCGATGTGCCCAACGGGACGAGGCTATTGGCCTGCAATCGGTAAAGAGCCGCGCCGCGCCACGCGCCGGTTTGCGCGGAAGCCGCAGCAAACAGTAATGGCGTGGCCGGGTTCGCGCCGCTGTCGGAGGGGGCTTCGAAAGCGACGAGAATGGTCGGCTGCAACGCCTGGTCGGCTGGCGGGTTGGCCGCGCCCGGATCGCTCGGCTGCTGCGCGATCAAGTTCGGCGGCACGCGTTCAAGCGTGAATTCGATCCCGCGATCGAACCATTCCCAACCCCGCACAAACCATAGACCCGGCGTATCAGGCACGCGCACCGTGACCCCGGGCTGCAAGCGCGGGTCGAGTTCGCTGGTCCGCCACATGATCGTCTCGTGCTGCCAGCGCGCCCGGTTGGCGCGGTCATTGGCGAGCTGGCGTGCGCCGCTGGCAGTCATGGTCGCAGGTAGATCGACCATCATTTCGCGCCCGTAACGCCGTGTGCCGAGTGCGCGCTGCACGCCGGGCTGATAGTCGCGGCCTTCATCATAATAGCGCACCGCCGCGGGCTCGCGGGCCGGCAAACCTGCGCGCTGCTTGTGCCGCCCTTCCTCGGCCGCCCTGTCCTGCATGGACAGTTGCGGCGGCAGGGTCAGGGTTCCGGTCTGGCCACCGACGCGAGGGGCAATCTGCAGGAAGTCCTTGCCGGAAGTGCACACCAGCGGGATCACTTCGTCGATAGCAGCGAGGGTTGCAGCCAGCGGCCCGCCCTCGTCGGAAAAGCCGCGGGCGTGATCGATCTTAGCGGTTGCCTGGGCAAGGCTGCCGGGCACCATCGCACCCAGCGAGACGCTGTCATCCCCGCCAGCCGCGAAAATCTCGAAGCTCAGCGCCGGAATGCGGTTGCCGAAGTCGCCGAGATCGAGTTCCTCGAACACCACATAGGCGCAATCGCGAAAGCCGGGCGCATTGCTGCCCTTGTCGGCGGCGATAAGCGGGTCGACCGGATCATCGCCGTAGCCCTGATAGAAGCGCAACTGGCCCGCCACCTTGAGGTCGTCCTGAGCCCCTCGCAGCAAATTCCCGTCCGCCCATATCCGGCCGAGCCGGGCAATCGGGGTGCTCGACAGGGCGATGGCAAAAGAGGCGGAATAGGAATAGGTGACAGTCGAGGGCTGGCCCTTGCGTCCCTTTTGCTTGCGCTTGCTTTCGATCAGATCGGTGGACCAGATGACACTGCCGGGCACCCGCATCCGCCCGAAATGGCGTGCAATCGGTTGGCCGTAGCTTGAGGTGCTGACAGTCAGCTCGCGCAGGCGCGGGCCTTGGCGCGTGCCGCCGCCGAAGATCATCGCATCGGCCTGCTGCCCGATCAGCGCGCCGACAGCGCCGCCGATCGGCCCGCCAATCGCAGTCCCGAGGGCGGTGAGGAGAAGTGTCGCCATATGACTAGCCTTGTTCCGATGCGCTTACGCGCCATCTGGCGCAGATGCGGCTTGCAGGATCGCGCCGGTGCCGCACCACCCGCCGCAGGCCGGCATGGGCATGGATGACCTCTCCCTGATCGGTGGTGATCATGAGGTGGTGCTGGCCATAGCCGAGGGCCAAGAGCAGGACTTCGTCACGGGCGACCGATCCCGTCGCCTGCGTCAGTCCCGAGCGTTCGGCAAAATCCAGCCATTGATCGACGCCAAGATTGCGCAGGCCATAGCCGCGTGGCGCGACCGGATGCTGGCCGATCCCGGCAAGGCTGGCGAACACCAGCCCCACGCAATCCAGGCCTGTCGCAGGATCCAGCCCATGCAGGCGGAATGGGCAGCCGATGAAGGTAGCCGCCGCTTCGCCAAGTCGGTTGGCAGGGGCTTGGCTGCCCATCAGGGCTGTCCGTAGCGCGAGAGCAGATCATTGCCGGGCAGGAACGGCTCGCCGCGGAAGTTGACGGCATTTCCGAACCGCGCGGCGCAGGTCGCGATGGTGTGGTCGCAGCCCTCGCGCAATTCTGCGATCGTGCCGATCATTGTGCCGGCCACCAATGGTCTGTCGAGCATCAGCCAGTCGCCGTCGATGTCGACGATGTCGAAGCGGATTCCGGTTTGCGGGCCGCCGAGGAAGCGCAGTCGCCCGTCAACATGGTCAGCGGCGTTGAGTGCCTCGAACCGCACCCGGTTGGCATCGAGATCGATTCCGGCGAGCGCATGGAGCGTGGTGAAGCGCGCCGCAGAAAGGCTGCAGCCGAGGCCACAGAACTCGGCCCGGCAGGTCGGGCTGGTGCGCGGCACGAGGTCCTGTTCTAACCGGTGTTTGCCTGACCTAAGCTCGGCGGAGAACTGCTGCTGGTCGTCCTCGATCTGGCCGATCGTACCAGTATACAGCACATGATGCTCCCGCGTCAGCCAGTCGACCGCGCCGATCTCGATCGCGGCATCGTCGAACAGGCCGGCTGCAAGATCCTGTTCGCGGATCGAGGCGTGGCTGAGCGCGCCCTCAGCCTCGGCGCTGTCGCTGGCGAGGTCGGCGCTGAGCCTGATCGCGGCCGGGACCATGCCCGGGGCTGCACGGTGATTGATCCCGCCGAAAGCCAGATCGCGGTCATGGCTGGTGAAGGCGAGCATCATCCCGTCACGCCGATAGATGCGCCAGAATGTTGCGACATTATCGAGCTCGCGGTCGAAGAAAACGCGCATCAGGCGATCTCGCGCAGTTCGATCAGCGGGATCGACGGGGCTTCCCCGGCTGCGAAATTGACTGCCGAGATGTCGATCCTGTCTTCGGCAAAACGCACCGGCACATCGAACAGAAAGCCGGCCCTGACCTTGAGCCCGGCGGGTGGCGGGACAAGGAAACTCAGCACCCCGCCCTGCCGCAAGGTCCAGGCGGTGCTGACCGTGTCCCCCACGCTCACCACGAGCGTTTCGGGCCGCGCGCGGGTGATCGGCCGGATCTGCGGTTCGGTGCCGGCGCCGTAAGACTTGAGGAGCTGGAAATCGGCCCGCAGCCCGTCACCCGTACCGATCAGCTGGTCAAACATTGACGGTGTGCCGGTCATGCCGTTCGAGCTATGATCGAACGGGTCCATGATCCGGAAACCGCGCGCCGGCCCGCGCCGGGCGCGGAAAAAGGCGAGCAGCTCCGACAATTCGGCTTCCGAGCGGATTCCCGGCCCGACATCGAAATGCACGCGGGCGTCGGACCAAAGAGAATTGCGCTGCTCGTGCCCCGAAGCGGTCACCGCGATTGAAGTCGAGAATTCCGGCGCGACAGCGGTGTTGCGCCCCAAAGCGAAGGGGTAAAGCACGTCGTCGAAGGGGTCCATGGCAGGCTCCGGGAAGGGGGCAAGGCGGGTGTAGCCGTCGCGGTTGACCTGCGGCAGCGCCCAGACGTAGCGGCGCGTGATGCTGCGGCCGGCGGCTTCATCAATCCCGCGATCGATCCGCTCCCAATAGGGCTCGGCATTGGCGGGATCGAACACGAAGCCGGCAAGGTAATCCTGATCGGTGGGGGGGTAGGCGAGCCGCGCATCGACAAAGCCATAGGCCTTGCGCCGCGCGGCATCGGCGCCTGAGGTGAGCCAGTCGTAATCCTCCAGCTGCAGCCGGTCGAACGCCGGCGCGGCCCAGCCTGCCGGGAGATTGGCGCGGTAAAGCTCTGGCGCGGCGGGATCGAGGATGGTCGGCGTGAAGGCGAGCAACAGCACTTCCGCTGGGCCTTGCGTCGCTGCTCGCACCGCTGCCGTGAGTGCCGCGGTCGATTGCGCAAGTAGCACGCCAGCCGCATCCAGCAGCGCGGTTGCCGCAGCATCGAGCGGTGCGCGCACATCGTTGATCACTGACGGCTCCCCCCCGAAAGCCGCGATGGCAGCCGCATCATAGAGGCAGATTTCGCCCGCCCCTGTCACCCACCACCACGGCTCCCCGATCTGGAAGCGCACCGGCTGCCCTGCCTCCTCCAGCAGTTCGACGAAGGCCTGCGCGCAATCCTGCAGCCATGCCATCGCGGCCTGATTGGCGGGCGTCAGCAAGGACGATGGCGGCACCCATCCTGTCAGCGCCGGGGCGCCGCTGGCGGTGCGCTGCTTCCAGCTTTCCGGGCAATAGGCGTCGAACAACTCGTAGGAGAGCGAGGCGATCACCTCGAGCCCGGCCGCCCGCGACAGCGCGAAATAGCTGCGATGCCAAGCGTTGGCCGGTTCGCATAGTGTCCCGGCCATGGGTGCCAAGAGGCCGCCGCCCACTTGCCGTTCGAGCCGCATGAAGTGGCTCATGCCGACATAATGAACCACGTCGTCGCGGTAGCCGAGGCCGGTGATGGCACGGATCAGCCGGGCGGGGGTCTGGTTATAGGCGTCATCATAGGCGGTCGCCATGCGCTCGCCATGCGGCGGCAGCAGCACATCGCCGGTCTCGAGCATCGCGCGTCCGCCATCGGCCGCGATCTGCGACATGATCACCGAGCCATTGAACCGGGTCGCGAGCGGCGCCGTGCTTCCGGCCACATATCCGGGGGCGACCAGCGAAATGAACATGCGGTCGATGTCGGCCGGATACACCGCCTCGCCGGGGAGCGAGAAGCCGCCCTCGAGCGCCGAGAACGAAAGGGTGATTTGCGCATCGGTCGGCGTGCCCTCGGCGTAGTTCCACAGCCGCACAAACCAGGTCCGCGCGGCCCCGCCCGCATCGCGCCCCTCGATCGTCAGCGTTGGGCCATTGGGCAGATCGAGCGGGATGACGCCGCTCGACTGCCAGCGGAAACTGAGCGTGGTGTTCGCGTAGTTGCGGTCGGTATCATAAGCGAGCAGCGGATGATCGAGCGTGTCGACGCTGTCCCAGATCAGCCCGATCAATTCGCCGGCGTGATGCAGCTCGACATCGACCCGCAGCGCATCCGGCCCGAGCGTCACCACCGAGGCCATCGCGGGGCGCGGGAAGTTGACGGTCCAGAAGCGCGGATCGAAGCGCTGGATAAAGCTGCTTTCCTGCGCGCGGCGTTCGCGGGCGAGCCAGAATGCCATGGGGTCTCCTTTTCAGACCTGCTGGAGGGTGCGGCGGACCGCGCTGGCAATCTGCCGTGACGACCGGCGCATTGCGGTGGGCGCAGCCGTGCCGCGCGGGACGGCGAGCTGGATCGCCACGCTCACCTCGCGCCCCTGACCACTCGCACCGCCGCCCGCTTCGATCCGCCCCGATGCGGTGGGCAGGAAGATTTCCGGACCGCGCTCGCCAACGACATAGGCGCGTCCGGGAGAGACTGGCCCGCCGGTTGCGCGCCCCGGCAGGCCGAACAGCGCGCCGAGCGATTGGGTGATCAACCCGCCAAGTCCACTACCACTGCCGCCGCCGGCGCCGCCGAACAGATTCGACAGACCCGATTGCAGCGCGTGCGAGGCGATTTCGTCGAGTGCGTGGAAGGCGACCCGCTTCAAATCATCAAACCCGAGGCTTCCACGTCGCAGCGCGGACAGCAGTCCGTTCTCGAGCACATTGCCCGCCCGGCCGAAACCGTCGAGCAGCGAGCTGTCGAGCGAGCGGCGCATGGTCTCAAGATCTGCGGCAAAGCCGTCAGTGCTGGCGCGCACATCGATCACCAGCGCTTCGAAATTGTCATCCATTGGCGTCGCGCTCCATCATTCGGGTGATCGCCTCGCGCGTGGGCGGGGCGGTGGCATCGGGCTGCAAGGGGTCGGCGAGGGCCATAATCAGTTCGGCCGGTGTGGCGTGCCAAAAGTCCGGCGGCCGCCAGCCGAGCAGCCTTGCGGACAGCGCGCAGCAGCGCCGTGCCGCGTCGGCAAAGGTATCGGTCACGCCTCGCCCTGCAGCACCTGTGCAAGGATTGTGCGGACCGGCCCGGTAGCCGCGACCAGGCCGAGCGCGACTACCGCCTGCCCGACAACATCGCGATCGGGGCGATTTTCGGCAGGCAGGCAGTGCCACAGCAGCGCTGCGATTTCGGCCAGCGTCAGCGCGCCTTGCGAGGCCCGCTCGACCAGCGCGAACAGCGATCCCAGCTCGGCTTCGGCGAACACGAGATGCTCGAAACTCGGCCGCAGCACATAGGGCGTGCCCGCGATTGTCAGGCTGCTTTCGCCTCTGAGTGGGTTGGGGGCAGGGCTCATGCCGGGATCACCGGACCCGAGCTTTCCATCTGAAGCGTGTAGCTGCGCTCGCCGTTGAAATCGCCGGCGTAGTCGAGCCGCTGCACCAGAAACCGCCCGCGCAGCTTCTCGCCATCTTCGAAGGACAGTTCATAATCGTCGAGCGTGCCGGCCAGCGCGTGGGCACGCACTTCGCTTTCCGCCGTGCTGCCGAGGAAGATCCCGGCCGCGCTGACCGAAACCGAGCGGGTGCCTGCGCCGGACAGCAAGTCGCGCCAGCCGCCCGATCCCTTGTTGGTGATCACCACCGTGTCGCCGTTGATCGACATCTGCGTGGTCCTGAGACCGGCGACAGTCTGATAGGCCGGGGGCGTTGCGCCATTGCTGATCTTGAGCAGGAAGGCGGAGCCGGATTGTGCGGGCATGGCTTACTCCGTTTAAGGTTCGAGGATGCGGAAGCGGAATTCGAGCAGGGCGCCGCGAAGGTTGTCGTCGCGCCTTTCGCTGCGGGAGCGAAGGAAGCGGATCGAGGCGAGCTCGAACCCGGTCTGGAACGGTGGCAGGTCAAGCACCCGGCGCTCGATCGCGCCAAGCAGGGAGGCGTCGGCGGCGGGCAGATCGATGCGGGTTTCAAGTTCGAGCGCGATCCGCGTCTCACGGCCCGCGCGGTCTTTGACGCCCCAGTCGATCGAGGCGCTCGCGGCGATGCCCAGCCAAGGCGGGCTGACGCTGATCGGCAATTCCTCTTCGATCGCGTTGATCGCGACCAGCGCAGGATCAGCGCGTAGCCAAGCGATAAGCGCAGCGCGCAGATCATTTTCCATGGCGCTCAACTCCTCCCGTCAAAGTCGGTGAAATCGGGCCACAGCGCGGTGGCCGAGCGCCATTTGTGGCCGGACTTGCGGCTGCGGCGACGGACAGCCTGCGCCTTTTGAGCCGCGATCCGCTCGGCGCGCCGTCGCAGGCGCTGGATCAGGCCTTCGACAGGCAGCGCCAGCCGGATCATGCGAGCCTCACCTGGCGCCAAGGGCGCCACAGGGCAGTGACGCTGGCCGGGGGAACGGTCGCGCTCTTGTTGTCGCGGTCGCGGTAATGGTGAGCGGCGAGGCGGATGATGCCCTGTGCCAGCGGTGCGGGCAGCGCCGACCAATCCGCAGCAATGCCGACCGTCAGCCGCAGCGCCACTCCGCGTCCTTCAAGTGGCTGGAGCAACCGGGCGCAGGCATTGCCGCCGGCCCGGAACTCCACCATATATTGCAGATCCATGAGGGCCTCGCGGCTGCCATCCTCGGCGATCAGGTCTGCGCCCATCAGCGCCTCTACCGGACGCGACACCAGCTCGCGCCAGCTGGCGTCGAGCGGTACAATTTCCTCGACAGTCTGGCGCAGCGGGGTCTGGCCGGTGAAGGCCTCGCAGATGGCCAGACTGGTCTCGAGCATCCGCGTCAGGGCTGCATCTTCGTCAGGGCGGCTGATGCCAAGCCAGTGCTTGAGCTCGGCCAGCGCGGCGCTGCCTGGCACCGGAGGCTGCACGATTGTCCGCTGCATCGCGGGATCTCCCAGATTCTGGTCAAAACAAGGTGCGCCCGCATCGCTGGCACAGGCAGGGGACAGCCTGGAGCGATGCGGGCGCGAGATTCCGGCAAGGGAGCAAGGGGGGAACTCGACCTTGCCGGGGCAGCGAAGCCTGGCCTTAGGCCTAGGCTTCGACCTTCAGCAGCTTGATCGCATTCGAATCGAGCACCTTCCCTCCCATCCGCTTGGTCGCGTAGAAGTGGACGAAGGGCTTGTTGGTGAACGGATCGCGCAACACCCGGGTCGCGCTGTGTTCGGCGATCAGATAGCCGTGGCGGAAATTGCCGAAGGCGATCGGGAAGGCGCCGCCAGCAACGTCGGGCATGTCCTCGGCCTCGATCACCGGATAGCCCAGCAAGCGATCAGGCTGACCGTCGACGAGTCCGGGCTGCCACAGGAAGGCCCCGTCGGCAGTCTTGAGCTTGCGCACGCTTGCCAGCGTGGCCGAGTTCATCACGAACACCGCGCCCTGGCGGTGGCCCGACTTGAGCTGGTGGATGATGTCGATCAGCTTGGTATCAAGCGCGGTGCCGAGGCCGGTCGCATTGCCGGTGCCGACATATTGCAGCGTCCCGAAGGCGCGCACGCCATCTTCAGCGGTGGCCTTGGCCCCGGTCAGGAAGCCTTCGGGCTGGTTGATGCCGGTGCCCTTGACGAAGGCAAATCCCTCGGCCCGTGCGAATTCGGTCGCGATCTCGCTGGCAAGCCAGCTTTCGACATCGAAGGCGGCGTCATCGAGCATCGCCTGGCTCGCCGCCGGATTGGCGTACAGATCGCCCGAGGGCGGCGCGATTTCGGCAAAGGTCGGCGTGGCAGTCGTGGGGCGGGGCGCGACTTCGCTGACCCAGCCCGAGGCGGTGCCGGTGGTGGTGACAAGCTTGCGATAGCCCGCCGTGCCGGTCTGCACTACCTGCGCGATCGCACGGATCGGGCTGATATCGACCAACTGCGCGGCGATCATTCCGTCGATCTGGCGCGGAACGGCAAAGCCGCCCTCACCCGGTGTGGCGCCGCTGACCGACTTCAACTCGGTCTCGCGGCCGCGCCGCAGGTAGCCTTCAACGAAGCCTTTGACTTCAGCCGTATCGCTCGCCGGGGCGCCGCCGATCACCGGACGGCTCGCTGCCCGCGCAACCTTATCGAGGCGCGACTTCACTTCATCGACATCGCCGCGCAGGGTGGCAATATTTGCTTCTACCTGATCCTGGCGAGCAACAATGTCGAAGCTGGCGCCGAGCGGATCGGTGGCGGCGGAAATGGCAGTGGGGGTATTCTCCATGGGGCAAGGGCCTTTCGGTTGGGCAGAAAAAAGGCCGCCCCAATGGCGGCCGTCGTGTGGTGGCAGTGTGCGGGAATCGGTCGCGCAGACGACCGCAAGGCCGACCGGCCGCCCGCAGCGACCGGAGGGAGCGAGGTAAGGCTAAGTCACAAAATGCACCCGCGCGCCGTGCTGGAGCGGGTGGGTGACAAGGCTGACCTCGAACAGGTCGATCTCGAGCAATTCGCGGCCCTCCTTTGTCTGGCGCGCCGCGCGGGTGCGGAAGCCGAAGCTGAGTCCGCTCACCTCGCCCTTGGACAAGAGCATCGCCGCGCGGCTGTCGGGCCGGTCGATGCGGGCAATCACTCTGAGGCCGCGGGCATCCTCGGCTGCCTGCTCGATCACGCCGATCGGCTGGTCGGGCCGGTGTTGCCAGTAAAGCGGCAGCGGCGTTGCGCGCGCGGCGAGGGTCTGCGCAAAGGCCCCGCGGCGGATCGTGTCACGCCCAGCATCGGCGATGTCGAACAGCGCGGCGTATCCGGCAAAGCGCAAGGTGAGCGGCGGGCCGGCGTTCACAGCAGGTCCCATGCGCCGAGCCGCACCGCGATGCCGATCAGCAGCAGCGCCAGCGCGCCGCGGATGATCCAGTCAACCAGCGCCTTCCAGGCGCTCGTCTTCGCATCGCGCCACGCCCGTAGCAATTCGCGCAGTTCGCCGAGATCGCTCTCGGCCCCCGGATCGCCCAGCTTAAGCCGGTCGAGCACGCGATCAGTGGCGAGTGCGCTGGCTTCCTCGACAATGGCCCGCAAGGTCATCAGGTCGGCACCTTCATCGCGGGCCTGCGCCATCAGACTGGCGACGATGTCTTCGCGGCTCATTCGCCAGTCTCCCTAGTGCCTTCTTCGCTGCTCAGGCCCAGCATCTGGCGCTTTTCCGCGCGGGTCAGGAAATCGGCTTCGGAGACCTGTGACCACAGCCGCTCGCGGTCCTCGGACAGGGCGGGGACGAGATCGAGATCAATCCCGAGCTCGGCGTCCGGAAACCACGGCGCGAGGCCTTCGCGCAGAGCTGCAAACAGCTTTTCGGCCAGCGGCAACAGGGTCAGCCGCCAGAGCGCGCGGTTCGCCTCGCGGTAGTTCGAATAGGTGTTGTCGCCCGGCAGCCCGAGCAGCATCGGCGGCACGCCAAACGCCAGCGCGATGTCGCGCGCGGCCGCGCTCTTGAGCGTCGCGAAATCCATATCGGCGGGCGAGAGCGCCATGCTCTGCCATTTGAGCCCGCCGTCGAGCAGCATCGGCCGCCCGGCATTGGCCGCACCTGAAAAGGCGATATCGAGCTCGCGCTTCAACCGCTCGAACTGTTCGTGGGCGAGCGTCATGCCGTCGCCAGCGTCGTAAACCAGCGCGCCGGACGGGCGGGCGGCGTTCTCGAGCAGCGAGCGGTTCCAGCGGGCGGCGGCATTGTGGATCGACACCGCCTGATACGCCGCCTCCAGCGCACCGGCGCCCACGTGATCATCGAGCGGATGCATCGCGCGGATGGCGATGATGCCAGGCCAGCCATCCTCGTCCTCGACCGCGATCCGCGTCCGGTTGTTGTTTACGATGTAGTCATAGGCGCAGGGCCAGCCATCCGGCCCCGTCACCACCTTCATCCGCTCGGGCCGGAGCGCAAACAGCTCGACCGGTATTCCGCTCGCATCCTTGATGATCTGGACATAGCCATTGCCATGCAGCAGCAGGTGCGCAGCCAGCGTCTCGATCAATGACTGGCCAGCGCTGGTGGCATTGACCAGCGCAGCAAGCCGCGCATCGCTCGACGTGAGCGGTGCCTGGCCGACCCCTTCGGCCACGATCCGGATCGAGCGCTGGGCGATGGGGTTGGCCAGAAAGCCCTCCTCCACCGCCCGCCGGTAATCGTAGCCGCCGGACGCGAAGGCGCTCTCGAAGGCCGGAACCCAGCCTGTCATGACGCCATGTGCCAAGGGCGCGCGGAAGGGCTCCCCGCCCTTGAAGGCGGAGCGGAAAATGTCGAGCAATGCCATGGGTTTTCCTTTGTTTGGCGGCAGTCCGCGCCCGCTAGTCGAAGCGCACCAGCCGCGGATGGCTGCTGGCGCCGAGCATCAATTCAGTCAGCGCCCATACCAGCGCGTCGGCGCGATCTGGGCTGCGACCCGGGCCTGCATAGGCGCCGCCGATCAGCAGCCCGCAAAGCTGGTCCTCAAGCCGCGCGAATGTGCCGGCATGGCGCACGCGCCTGGCGGCGTAGAGCGCCGCGATCGGTTCCGCCCGGGCGATCTTGCCGCGGCTGGCGTGGACCAGCTTGACCGGCAATGCATGGTCGGCCGCGCGCAGCACGCTTTCAACCATGCTGCCGCCCTGATTGGCTTCGGCCACGACCCGGTCAGCGCTCCATTCGCGGGCGGCATCGGCCACAAGTGCAGCCCATGCATCAGGTGCGGCCCTGCCAACCGAGCAATCGGCCAGCACCCGCCCGATTCCGTCGCTGCCCAGGGCGGCGACCACGATCCCGCATTCGTCGCCTGTGGCCGAGGCGGGCGGATCGACCGCGACGACCACCCGCCGGTGTTCGGGCAACGCGCCGGTCTCTCGCGCTTCTTCGAGCATGGTTCGGGTCCACAGCGTGCCCTCAATATCCGCGAGCAATTCGCCGTCGATTTCCTGGCGGGCCAGATGACTGCCTGCGAATTCGCTTTCGATCGCGGCGAGGAAGCGCTCGGGCAGATTGGCGGCATTGTCCAAGGTCGAACCGCGTCTGATGACGACCTCTCCCGATGGCTCCTGCCGCACCAGCCGCTGCACCAGCGGCACCGCGCGCGGTGTCGTGGTGACCATGATGCGCGGGTCAGGCCCGAGCCGCAGGCCCATCAGCAGGTTGTCCCAGCAGCGGGTTGCCCGCTCGTGCGCCAGTGGCCACTTGCCGATCTCGTCGCACCAGGCGTGGCTATGCTGCGGGCCGCGCAGGCTTTCGGGTTCGGCGGCCGAGAACAATTGCACCAGTGCTCCGTTAGCGAAGCGGACGCGGTGCAGCGAGGGTTCGAAGTGCGGCATCCGATCAGGCGGGCAGACCGCCATCAGCCCGGACTCCCCTTCCACCATCACCGCGCGCGCCTCGGCAAGCGATGCGGCGACCAGCGCGATCCGTGCGGTCGGGTCCGCCTCGGCGATTTGGCGCACCCACTCGGCGCCGGCGCGGGTCTTGCCGAAGCCGCGTCCGGCCATGATCATCCAGATGCGCCAATCGCCCTGCGGCGCGCATTGTTCGCGGCGCGCGAGCAGCTGCCAGTGGAACTGGAATTCGGCCTTCTCCTTCTGGTCGAGGGCATTGGCGATGAGTTGGCCGGCCTCCTCTTCGTCCTCCTTCAACCACTCGAGATCGGCGCTCAACGCTGGCTGTCCGCGCGGGCGCGCTCGTTCTTGAGCCGCAGCCGGATTTCCTCGACCTTGCGGTCGATCGAGGCCCGCACTTCGGCGGCGCTGACATTGCGTTGCTGGGCCATCGCTTGCGACGCCGTGTCGCGGTGCGCGGCGAGCAGGCGGATGGCATTGGCAAAGTCGTATTTGTCGGCATCCGGGGTCTTGTGATCGCCGTGGCGCAAGCGGCGCAGCACTTCCATTTCCAGATGGGTGTAGCCTTCCCACAGCGCGGCGAGCCATGCGCGGGCAAATTCGGGCTCCTCGCGGCGGATCTTGTAAGCGCGGCTTGGGCTGATCCCGGCCTTGATGGCTGATTCGGTGACGTTCGAGGTTTCCGCGAGATGGTCGAGAAACAGCACCCGCCAGTGGCGGTTCACTCTCTCGTTCTCGCCGTCGCGCAGCTCGGCGCGGATGCTGGTCTGTTTGCCGCGAGGCCTGGCCATGTCGGCTTTCTCCCATGCGAAATGCAAACAGGCGGCACTCCGCTGGGGAGCGCCGCCTGGGCGAATCGCTATTTCTCGATGATGCCCTCTTCTAACCGGAGAGCGTCACGATGTCAAGAAAAATAACCAATATGGTTCGCGATGGGGGTTAAATGATCCCGATCGCCTTGCCGGCCCGTTCGAACATTCCGAGGATGGTCGTAACCTGCTCCGCCGTGTGTTCGGCGCAGAGCGAGCAGCGCAGCAGGGTCATCCCCGCAGGGGTCGCTGGCGGGCGGGCGAGGTTGACGTAGATGCCCTCTTTCAGGAGCGCCTCCCACATCATTGCCCCGCGTTCCAGATCAGGCATGATCACCGCGATGATCGCGCTCTGCGGGGTTTCGGTGCCCAGCTTGAAGCCGAGATCGCGCAGTCCCTTGTGCAGCGTGCGGCTGTTCTCCCACAGATGCGCGCGCTTGTTGCTGCCCTGCATCAGTTTGCGGATCGAGGTGGCCGAGCTGGCCATCACCGCAGGCGGCAGCGCGGCGGTGAAGACATAAGGCCGGCACACCAGCCGCAGCACTTCGAACTTGGGGTGATTGGAAACGCAGAAGCCGCCGACCGTACCGACGCTCTTGGAGAAGGTGCCGATGATGAAATCGACATCATCGAGCACGCCCTGTTCCTCGGCAACGCCGCGGCCGTGTTCGCCGATGAAGCCCATCGAGTGCGCCTCATCGACCAGCACCATCGCGCCGTTCTCTTTGGAGACGCGCACCATCTCTTTGAGCGGGGCGACGTCGCCCATCATCGAATAGACGCCTTCGAGCACCACCAGCTTGCCCGCACCTTCGGGAATGCGCTTGAGGCGCTTTTCCAGCGCTTCGACGTCGTTATGCTTGAACGGCACGACCTCGGCATTTCCCATCGCGCAGCCATCCCAGATCGAAGCGTGGCTATCGATGTCGAGGATGATGTAGTCACCCTTGCCCGCCAGCGTCGAGATGATGCCGAGATTGGCCTGGTATCCGGTCGAGAACACCATGGCGTGGTCCATGTCGTAGAATTCGCGCAAGGCGGTTTCGACATCGCGGTGATCGCGGAAAGTGCCGTTGAGCACGCGGCTGCCGGTCGTGCCCGCGCCGAACTCCTGCATCGCCTTCTGGCCCGCCTCGATCACGTCGGGATCGAAGGTCATGCCCATGTAGTTATAGGTGCCGAGCAGGATCGTGTCGCGCCCGTTGCAGATCGCGCGGGTGGGCGAGAGCACCTGCTCCATCACCAGGTTGAACGGATCCTCCACGCCCGCGGCGAGAAGCGTCTCGCGGGTGTGGATGATGGGATCGAACTTCGACAGCAGGTCGACAGGTTCTGCGGTGGTGATGGTCTCGCTCATGGAAGTCGCCATTATCAGCTATCCTGCAGCTTGTGGACTGCCGCGACGAGCTGACCCCAGTTTTCGATTTCGGCCTGCTGGTTCATGCTGATGATCACATCGAATTCGTCTTCGATCTCGGCGACGAAATCCATTACCGTCAGGCTGTCGAATTCGAGATCGCCGGCGAAGGTAGTCGAATCCTCGATTGCGACACCCTTCTTGTTGAAGGGTTCGATCAGAGTGCGGATGGCGGTGTCGACTTCGGCGGGCGTCAT